TGAGCTGCAATCATTGTTAATTTGTCGAGAGCTGCTTCATGAGTCTCAGCTCCAAAAGCGTCGCCCTCTACGTAATCTGTTTCTTGAGTAAGTGGTACATTACGCATGATTACAATCTTATGTGTATCAGGTAACGCGGTATTTACCGTAACAGTAGCATAGTTTGTAGAAGCGTTAATAGCTACAGAATAATCATATGTTCCTGAACCATCTTTTGTTTGTAATGTTTGAACACCAGTGGCTATAACGACAGTATAGACCTTAATCTCTGTTGCTGCTGCGACAGGAGCATTAAAAGGGAACTCGGTCGTTGAACCGTTCCCTGTACTTACCGATCTTGCTAGTGCTGCACCTACTGTCATTTAGTCTCCAAGTAACTTATCTTTTCCAGGAGTAACCCCAAAAATACTTCTAAATTCTTGCTCATTCTCCCTCATTATACGTCTTTCTAGTCTATTAAGATACCCTGGATTGCCCAGTTCTGATAAACTATTGAATATCATATAGTCTAGTGCCATTTTTGTATAGAATAAGTTCTGATAAGGCATGTGGGTTCTTGCAAATCTAGCAAAGGCATTCAATGCCTTAGCATCATCAGTGAATGGTTCTTTTATTAGCTCTATCATAGCAGCTGTTAATTCATAAGTAGATGTAATAGCTGGGCCAGCTAGACCAGAAAGAAACCGTTCTTTACTTTGACCAGCAGACATTATAACATCACCATATAACCCGGCAGCTCCTCCTTGAATAAAACCTTTAAGTACTAATGATAAATCTGCTGGATGTGCGGTTCGTCCTTTTAAATACTCTTTTGCTTGATAAGAAAACATACCTATCATCGTAGTCATAAATATTAATTCTATCATAGGTTTAACACCTCTTTGAGATGTAGGCGCTAATGATCTTCTTAATACTGTAATAGGGAAAGTTTTAAACTGCATAAGCATCCTATTAAGTTCCCCTGGAACAGTACCTGCACCACCAGCTATTTTTGAAAGTGAACGTTCAAATGCACCTGGTAACATGATCGCGTCAGATGCTGTTGTAAAAATAGCCGTTGAGTAATTTTGTTGTACTCTCTCAATATATCTTTCTGGTGTTAAAATATCTTTAAAGGCAAAAGCTTCATCTCTTACAGCTCTATCTTTTGTTTGTTTTATAATTTTAACTAATTGAATAATATCTTCTCCACTTTCTAAAGGTAGCTTTCTCATTTCAGAGTAAGTTTTAGGTTTAGCATTTTCTAGTGTTATTAAATCTTGTTCTGGTACTTGTCTATCTAGTAACTTTTTTAAACCCTCAATTCTTTTATGTGCAATATCGTATTCTTTACGCGGCCTATTTTCTAACCTACCAGTTTTTGGGTTTTCAACAAGTCTACTTTGACCCCACCACTCTGATTCTATCGTATCCATTTTTTCTCTAATCTCAGACCTACGATTGTTAATATCATTAGCAAGCTCTGAATAATTAAAATCATTTATCTGGTCATCCGTTTCAGCCATGATCTTTTTAACAAGGGCTATTTGTTCAGGGTCTTTAGGGTCAAGTTTAAAGGAATCAATAACATCAACATCTTCTATCTTATTTAAACCAAATGTTCTAAGTAGTTCCCAACCACCTTCGTCAATATTGTAATCTCTTAACCATTGCTTGATGCTAGGATCGAGATCCTTAAAACTAGTTTTTTTCCAACTACCCATTTTTCCAAGTAGTGTAGCTCCAGTACCAATTTGAGAAACATCGTTGTGCCAGTTTTGAAAATTGAACTTAAAAAATGTATTTTGAAGTCGAGTCATAAAACCTGGAATATCTCCAGCTGCTCCACCAGCTTTTTCAAAATAAGCACCATTAGTAGCTATGGCTCCTAGTCCATAAGCTCTCATAAACTCTCTATTTTTTTGTTTTGGAAACCAGTTACCTAGTGTTCTAAAAAACCTTTCTCCTAAAGGCATGTTTTCAAAAACATTACCTAAAGCTACTGTTTGATAACCTAAATCTGACCAGGCTGAAACCCAGGACATTCCTAAACTTCTAACAGCTTCTCCTATTCTAATACCACGACCAATTTGTGCCACAGTTCCAGAACCTCGAACCCTATTTGCCGTATTGTCTATTTCAGACATATACCTGTTTAGAGCAGACGGTAATGTTTCATTTCCCGTAGTTGCTAACTCATTTAACTGATCTTCTAAATCTTCTCTTCTTTTTTTAGATATACCTTTATTATTTAACTCTTTATGAATAAGTTTTCTAGCGTGTCTAACAAGCTGTTGCATATGGTTCGATGGGTTTGTTCCTAGTTCTCTAAGTAAGATAGTATTATGTGCTGAATATTTGTTACCATCAAGAATAGCTTGGTTTATATCTCTCTTAATATATAATTCTCTAAAAGTTTCAGCAGCTTCAAAATTTTTAAATTTAAACTGGCTAGGCATTGATAGTTTTGCGGCAGGGTTATTTTTACCCCTAAAAGCTTTCGTCATAACATTAGCTAATTTTGTAACAAAACCAGTATTACCAGCGTCTCCAAAACCCACACTTTGTCCATTATAAATAATATTTTTACCTTCTTTAATAGTTTGGTGTACCTCTCTAATATATTGCATTTTAAGATCTGGTTCATCACCTGAAACAATTTTGCCATCTGAAGTTACTAGTCTTTCATTTTCAAAGTCAAATAGCTCTGAAACGTTGTTATAAAACGTATCAAAATCATCTTCTCGTAAAATGGTTGATTGGTCTGGTCTATTATAGCCGAATATTTCTGCAAAATTATCCTCAGCTTTTTTAGGAGCAGCGCCGTATTTTACTGCCATAGCTTGGTTAGCTTCCCAATGTTCTATATAAATTTTTGCGGTTTTAAATCCAGCAGCTTCATTTGCAGCTATACCTGGTTTATAGTTTCGATCTTTAAGGTATGAAAATCCTGCTTGTGATACAAACTTATTATTTTTAACTTGCATCGCAAAATCACGCACACCAGCATGTTCAAGTCTTTCCATTAACGTATTTGCTCTTTTTCCTGCTTCTTCTTCTTGCATTTTATCAACAGCACGTTTAGAACCATATTTATTTTTACCTGGACCATATGTTCCTATTACTTTACCTATAACATAGTTAGCGTAATTTGATGAATTTTCTAGTTGAGTCATATCTTCAGCAATTTTTTGTGTATCTTGAATAGCATTTGTTTTTGCAAGTAACTCTGCTTGTTCAATTTCTTTTAGTATTTCATCTATTAGTTCTGCATCGTCCACTTCATCTAACTTAACTCTATCGCGTCGATGAAATAATTTATTAGCAATTTGTCGTTCTATTTCGTCTGCTAAAGCTAGTTTTTCAGCAGAAGTTATATCATGTGGAATTGTGCCTAGAAGTTCTTTTGACTCAGGTGTTTTTGCAATTTTCTCTTGAGCAGCTTTAAGGCTTCTTACTGACTCATTTATTCCTTGTATAATAATACTTTTTATTTCTTTTGAACAAGAATCATACTTACTCATTATTTTCTCCTAGCACAATTAAATGCTTTACGTAAAGCATTTTTTAAAGGCTCTTTAGACAGTACTTTTGTTTTCACAGTATTAATCCTATTTAGTGCTTGTAAATATTCTTCCATAATCTCTTCTGCAGTAACATCCTTTAAATTATCTTCAACATATTTTTCTAAACCCGCGACACCTTCTTTATCCCACGCATCCATAGGTTCTTCTAGGTTTTCTCTAATAGCATTAGCTTTGTCAGTTTCTCTTTGGATCAGTTTTCTAGCTGTATCAGCTTCTGCTCGTTTTCCTTCTTGGTATGCATTAACAAGCTTAGCATACATTTTTTCTCTTTTTTCAGACATGGGTTTCGCAGCCCAGTATGAATCATTATTATTAAACATAGCTAAAAGCTCATCTTTATCAAGACCTTCTTTAGCTAGTGAATCTAATAAACCTTCTACTTTGTTTTGAGCTTGAATTCTTTTAGTTTGATTAACTTGTTCTATTTGAAGTCTTACTTCTAGTGCTTGGTCATACTCTCCTTTAAATACTTTTTTACCAACTTTTTCATCAAATTGTGTGTTAAGTAAGCCAAGTTTTTTTGCTCTATCTTGATACATTAAGACGTGCGCTCTCCACAGATCTTTCTGCATGTTTGTTGTCTTGGTAAAGAGTCTTCTTATAATATCTTCAACGGTTACTTCATAACTTGTACTTTTAGTAACTGAATTAAGGTTATCTATAGCGTTAAGGAGTGGTATTATTGCTTTAATTTGTTTCTGTTGTAGTTTTGATTTTTTGTTATAAATTCTTTTTCTTTCAGCGGTATTACGTGCTAAAGCTTCTTTTTTCTGAGCTTTTAAAAAGTTTATAGCTTCATCTGGGTTTTGTATTCTAGGTCTTTTAACTTTAATAAAAACACCTAAGTTTCCTGCATATTCGCCTGTCTCATCCCAAATCTCTCCTTTTTTCATAGCATTATTAAATGTATCTCTTATTTCTTGACGTCGCTTATTAATCCTATTTTCACTATTTTTAAAAAAGTTTGCATCTCTAAGAAGGTCTTGTGTTAATATAACATCTTCCATATTTTTAGCAAAGTCTAATATTTCAGGATCAAACCGCTCTCCTTCTTCCAATGCTTTTTGAGCAAGCGTTATTTTATTATGTCTAGTATCATCTGAATCATTCCTAAGTACAAAGTTTGCTATCTTAACTTGTTTATTTTTATCGTCTATAAATTTTTTAGGAGGAGCTATTCTTTCTGCAATTTTATTTGTTCTTGAAGTTAAACCAGACGCTTCCATCTCATCTCTTAATAACTTAGAATAAGTTGCATTATTTAACCTAAAATCAGCACCAAGAAATCCTGCAACACCACCTATTGTTGCACCAAAAATACCACCAGCTACTATATTAACTCCCCAATCTGTTAAATCATAATCTAATTGCTCTTGTCGAGTTTGAAAGTAAACAGGAATATCTGCAATAGCTGTACCTACAGCACCGCCATAAGCACCTAGAGCAGCTGAAGAACGGACCTTACCTGCACCTGAAAGAGCTTTGGCTAATCTAAACGGGTGGTTTAGAACGGCTACCGCGGCTAATGGTATATTGATCGGGTCTATAAATCCTGTAGCTATTTGTAAAGCTACTCCTTTAGCAAACCTACTACCTTTAGCTCTGCTGATTATTCTATTATTACGTATTTCTCTTTTTTTCTGGTAAATTAGATTATTTAACCTTACGTTAGAGATAACATCTTCTACTTCTAATTGCTCTTCTAAACCAGAATCTTTTATTGCTTGCTGAGCTTCAGCATTAGTCATCATTTTAAAAGTATCTGATTTTTCAGTTCTATCTAAACCTACTAGATAGTTAGTAAAGTGCTCATCTAGTGGTTGATCTTTAATTAACTTTTGTTCTGCTATATCTAAGTTAATTCCTTGATAACCTCTAATTATAGCTGATGTTGGTAAAAACTGAAAACCTGAATCTATAGCAGCTCTAGTTACAGCGCTAGCAGATGGTTGATCGAAAACAGAAAATAAATTTCCATACCCGCTTGTTGTTACATGTGTTATTTTTTTCTTAGTAAAGTTCATTAGTACCCTGTTTTTGGATGGAAGCCAATAGTGTTCATATTAAACTCACGGGTAAATACTTCAAAAGGTATATATAACTGTTCACCGTTTTTACCAAGTTTAGGTTTATAAATACCATCTGATGTTCTTTCTTCAAGAGCTAAACCATCTCTCATATTACGTGAATTAACTAACCTTACAGTATCACGAAAATGATCAGCATCCATCTCATCATCGCCTCCTCTTACTTGGTAGTTTCCTTGTTGTATTAAATATTCTCTAACGTTATACTTAAAATCATGACCAACAAAGTCCAAAGAATTAAAATTATCTATAAAGTCTTTAATTGCTTGAAGATCAACACCTTTTCTACTATTTAAATGAACTTCATCGAGTAATACTTTTGCTGTAGTTTCATTTATAAGATCTTTATTCTCTGTAAGGTAATTTTTTACTATCTCTCTCGGATTAGGTGAGTCCTTATAAAGTAGTAACAGATGTTTTACTTTTTTATCCCAATGACCTTCGTCAGGGTCATCTGTACCAAACATACTTATTAAAAAGTTAGAGTCATATAATATCTTATTCGTATCGTCTTGTAAGTTTTTTCCATCAGATTGATATTCTACTTTTGCAGCTTGAAAATTATCATTGTTACCATAACGTGATGTACTTTCATACCATATCCTAACTTTTTCAGACTGAATTTTTTCTGAAGAAGGATCTACAAAAGTCATAGCATACGCGTCTAATATTGATAAATCTTTTGCTTTTTTAGTTTTATGCATAATGTCTAGTATTCTTTGGCTTAAATCAGTACCATATTCTTGTTCTAATTGTCTCAAAAATATATGCTTATCATCATTACCAGTAGCATTCCATTGGCTTACAAACTCAGCTACTTGAACTTTGTCAAAGCCTGCTGACTGTACTGGTGTATTATATAAAGCAGCAAATTGTTCAAATGTATCATGGTAAAGTTCATCTTTAGGGTCAAATTCTGCAAGAGCGTCTGATACACCTGGTTTAGAAAGTAAGTAACCATGAGGATCGGTTACTTTTTGTTCTAATCTTTTTTGCATATGTCTTATGGCTAAATCCATTGCCTGTGGACTAGAAAAAGAAAGACCATATTTACTTTGAAAGTCTTTAGAACCTTGTAAAAAATCACCACCAGAATCAAGCATACTTTTTTGTAAATCTAGAACGTCTCTATCCCATCCTGTAGCGAAATCTTGTTTATCCATTTGTGCACTTAGTAATTCAACAGCCGCCCCAGCCTCCGAGTATTTTTTAGCTTCGTTCGCTATATCTAAAAATTGACTACCTAGTTTTAATATAGCATTTCCCAGATTAGCTGAAGAACTAACTCTAATACTAGGTGCTGCAGTAAAACCTGTACCCGTAGGTAATCTACTTGAAGTACTTCTTTTGTATGTAGCTATCTTCATCCAAACATCCTTTTAAGTTGTTTTAATATTCTTTTACCTTGTGCAACATTTTTAAGTGGCACAGCATCTTGTTTATTTAGAGCTTTATCTAAACTTGTATTATTATTTATTAAATAACATTTACCATCTACTTCTTCTAAACTAACGTCTGAATACCAATCGCTTTGTACTGTAAGCTTTAATAACATTTCATCTGAAGAAATAGCACTAATATCAGAGCTTGCTAGTCTAGTACTACCTAAATCTCCTCCATTTTCTAATATAGTTTCTAACTCAACGTTTACTAATTCTGCTATAGTTTCAATATCACGTTTACTTGATAATATATAGTTTGATAGAGCACCTTGATAAAATTTATCTACCATTTTATTGTCTAAATCGTTGTGCTTGCCTGATGTTATTTCCATCATTAATGCTTTTGGATCAAGCTTAACCATACCTTTCATATAAGCGCTTTTATAAATTTCTTTGGTGTGTTGTCTTAATGTATTTGCTTGTTGTGGTGGTATAATACTATTATTATCACCCATAACAAGATTAAACTCTTCCATTTTTTCATTATATAGTTCAGGATTATTTTTAATGCTGTCAGAATGCATTTCTACACCTTTACTAATATGGTTAATTCTAGCTTGAATTCTAGGTTGTAACTCTACAGCAATAGCTTTATTAACTTGGTCTTGTTTAAATGCTTGTGTATACTGACCCCAAAGTTCTTGTGCTAATGGATTAGGCGGAGTAAACCTTTCATCCGCTAATAACTGATCTATATAATTTTTCTTTTGGTTAGTATAGGTATTAGGGTTTGAACCATCCATGTAGCTTAGGTCATTCATATAATTTGAAGCTGATATTTGTCCCATCATTTGATTAGAATGCTCATCATTCATAGAGCTTAACTCTGCTGACTTACCAAAAACCCAAGTCTTAGCTAAGTCTACATCTGCTTCTGGTTGATTAATTACTTGTGTTGTTCCTGGTACTTGTATCATTATTTGAATATCCTATCTCTTCCTTGTTTATTAAATAAACCTAAATCACCGCCAGTTTGTTTATAAATTCCTACCATTCCTGATGCCCCTGTCAATAATGATGTACCTATATTAGATTTAGCTTGTGATGCTTGATATTCACCCATCGCTCTTTGACTACTAGCTGATTGCCTATGGCCTTGTTCTGTTATACCACCAGTATATAATATTTCTAATCTGTCCATTTCAGCTTGTGATACTTGATCAAGTTGTAAATCTAAACTAGTACCTGTCCTAGTTACACCAGTACCAGATTGACTAGCTCTCATACTAGCTAATAATCTTCTAACACCGTCATCATGTCTATCAGCTTCATATTCAGCATTTTGTCTAGCTATAATTGCATTATTTTCAGCTACTTGAGCATTATATTCTGCTTGAGCTTTAGCTGCTTTAGCTTGCTGTCTTTGACCGTGAATAGCTATTCCCGTACTAGCAACTGTCATAGCTACCATAGCTGTTACGCACATAAGTAAACCTCCATAATTCGTAATAATAGACTATTTATCATCGATCGGACACCACCAATGCATACATTATTGCTAAAACTGTACAAGGCTGAGGTTGGTCATGCTGTACAACTAGGTTAAATTTACGATCTGGAGTATGAGAAATCAATACTCTCTTATCCCCGGTAAATAGTGTTACTGTGTCCATAGACTGAGCGCCTTCTCTAAATGGTACTGCTTCTAAGCCTCCAGTATCTCTAAAATCTAATTCTTCAAGTGGTAATGTTTCAGCTGCAATTTTAAGGTTATAGGTATCTACAACTCTAACCGTAGCTCGTTCAATACGTCTTACCTTACCTTGTGATGCTCCTGTTTCTGTTTGTACTTCAGGGTCTAAGGTTACTAGCTTACCTTGATATGCTAAACCTACACTAATCTCAGTACCAGAACTAGCTAAACTAACAGCACCTGACGATACGGTTCTATTTGGGTGTACTGCACCGTCAACTAATACTTGAACTGTTTCACCTTCTAAATGAGTTAAACCTGATACACTATTAGCAGAGGCACCAGTATAAGTTAAACCTGAATCAACAAAGAAAGCGTTGCTAACTGACTTACCTTCGTTTGTATCAAATATTTCTTCTAAAAATTCTACGTAATGTTTTGTAGATCCATTAATTGTTCTTTCAACTATCATATAAAGCTGATCTTCAGTTTCAGTTGCTGTAGGTATAACTGCAATACTTAACACTTTAGCTTCTGCTTGACTTGTTATAGCTAGTCTTGTAGAATCACCTGTTGTGATTGTTAAAGGACTAGCACCTGCTCTTGATGTTTCTTTTATAGTTACTACATTACTAGCAACAGTTGCTGTGAAATCAGAGTCAGCATCTACTAACGTTTTTAAGTTTGTAGCTGTTTGGTTATTACTAGTTGTACTATGAAATTTTCCAGTTGTAGAAGATGTAGCAGAATAAAAAGTTGTAGTTGTGCCATCTGACTTTGTTAAAACTAGTTTTGAATTATTTGCTATATTAGCGTAATCTGTTACAGTAACTGTACAATTACCAAGAGTACCTCCTGGTATATGTCTATGCCAAGCTACAACATCTTGTTCTCTCTCATAGGTCATACACCTTAAACCACCATCTTCTAACAAAGTCCACACTAAATTATTAGGAGACCTTGCATAAGCAATACTCTTTATTGTAGAGCCTGATACAATATGCTCACCTATTAATGATAGGTCTGGTGTTACAAAACCGTCAATGTCATATTTATAAGCTAGCTCTCTAATTCTTAATTTATTTCTATCTGTAAAAAGTGTAGCACGGCCAGCAGTTATTGGTATTTGAGCTGCTACACCATCTGATGTTTCTCTATTTACTGTTACGTTTGTAGGTGTTAGTGCTAAGTTATCAGATCCTGATGACATAAGAAATGGTCCGTCTGATGTACCTAATTGTAATTGTCTTGCACCTTGCATCCAGCGTATTGCATTTACTTGACTTGTTGCTAGTGTAAATACTAAGGCTGAGTCATCAGTAACTGCACCGTCAGTAGCTGTAGGTGCAAAGTTTTCAAAGTCTCCTGACTTACTACTATATACTGTGTTTGGTTGATTTGTAGTATTAGCAAAGAATAATCGATCTTGATAGAATGTAACACATGTTGGCCAACCTGTAGTATCTGACCAAGCACCTAGTCTCCAATCAGTTGTACTACCTGTACCACCAAAATCACTTAAAATAGTGACT